TGGTTTGATTTATGTTAGGATCCTTTGCAGCAAAAATCTCACCATACATACCTGTTGTGATAGGAGATCCTTCCACAGTCTGTGCTAGTGCTGTGAGTCCATTCATTGTAGTTGAACCCATAGTAACCGTAAGATCAAATGTTACGCCTGTCAATCCTTTACACTTGATAGTTGCCATTAGTTATTCCCGTGAATTCTAGTTGTGGTTCCGCGGATATCATCCACGTCTTTGGTGCCCTGCCAACTATCAGCGCCAGCGTCCTGTGTGACTGCATTCACGCCTGCTACTCTTTCCTTGGGCGTATTGCCGTAGGCAGCATCTTCTGTATCCACTACATCAGCAATCTGTTTGAATCTCTTTATGTCCTTTTCTTCATATCCTTCTGGCTGAGAATCAATGTCATTAACAATTTCCTCGCCCTCTGCTTGGTCAATCATATCAAGGATACTACGGATTATTTCACTTACTCGCATATTTTTGTTCTCCAACAGTATTTAGTTAAATACATATATGTTTAAAGCACTAAAGAAATGGTGGAAAAGTTATGGCGAATGCGAGGAACAACTTGCAAGATTAGGAATCTACACATTCAATAACGAATTTGGACAACCTACATACATACAAAGAGATTCTAATGATAGACAAAAGGCCAGTAAACGAATTACTAAAAAAACTAAAGGATAACGGCAAATACAGGGTGTTCAACGATATAATTCGTGAGCGCGGAGACTTTCCCAGTGCCATCTGGTATGGTCCATACAACATCAAGAAGATTGTTAATTGGTGTAGCAACGATTACTTAGGCATGGGCCAACACAAAGTTGTAATAGATGCAATGCACACTGCTCTCGATCAAACGGGTTCAGGATCGGGTGGCACAAGAAACATTGGTGGCACAAGTCATTATCACGTGGCTCTTGAACATGAACTGGCAACACTACATAACAAGGCTAAAGCATTATTATTTACAAGTGCATATGTTGCCAACGAATGGAGCCTAATTTCATTACCAAAAATTATTCCAAATCTAGTTTATATTTCCGACTCAAAGAACCATGCCAGCATGATAGAAGGCATTAGACACAGCAAGGCACCCAAGGTCATATGGGAACACAATGATCTGGATCAATTGGACGAGTTGTGTGCCAGTGCAGTTTTAGCAGGGCAGACACCATGCATAGTATTTGAAAGTGTTTACTCAATGGACGGTGATATATCGCCCATGAAAGAGATATGTGATATTGCAGACAAGTATCGTGCGATAACATATATTGACGAAGTTCATGCAGTAGGACTCTACGGTGATCACGGTGGAGGCTGGACGGAGAAACTGGGGTTACAAAACCGTGTTGATATAATCAACGGCACACTTGGTAAGGCCTTTGGAACCCAAGGCGGCTATATTGCTGCCGACGCAGAAGTTATTGATGCTATCCGTTCAGTTTCTTCCGGCTTCATCTTTACAACAAGTATGAGTCCTGTAACTTGCGCAGGTGCAATGGCAGCCATTAAGTATCTTAAGGATCATAATGAAGTAAGAGAAAAGCATCAAGAACGTGCTAGAAAATTAAAACATAGATTACACAAGAATGGAATTGCAGTAATGGAATGCAGCACCACTCATATTGTTCCTGTTCTAGTTGGTGATGCTAAGAAGTGTAAAGCAATGAGTGACACCCTATTGAACGAGCATAACATATATGCACAACCAATTAACTATCCCACAGTTCCGGAAGGAACAGAGCGACTAAGACTTGCTCCAACTCCTTATCACGATGATGGTATGATTGAGGATCTTATTTTAGCTCTTCGGAAGACGTTTGAGTATCATCAGGAGTAAGTCTAAATTGATCTTGTAAATCATCAGGTGTTCCTGCTTCAAAAATCATACTGTTAGGTGCAAGTGCTTCAACACTATGAGGACTCATTTCAGCAATATCAACTGTCTTACCTTCGTCTAGTATTGTAGCAGTAGACTCTCCTGTTTTAACATCTGTAAAAAGTATCTGGAATCTTCCTGAATTAATAAACCAACTCTTTTTTCGATTTTTATGTATCACTACTGTTGTTTTAGAACCTGCCTTTTCAAAAACTAGAATCTTCCCACAATAAAATTGGTTGGATGCCCACACAATCTCATAACCCCAATCCTTATCTATCTTTCCTGATGGTGATATATCCATTATGGCCTCTTATCAATAATTTTATCAATCAATCCGTATTCAAGTGCTTCTTCTGCACTCATAAACTTATCACGTTCCATGTCAGCACTTAATTGCTCAAACGTTTTACCTTTACTATTATGTTTAACATAAATTTCTGTAAGGCTCTTCTTCATCTTGATAATTTCGTTAACTTGTATTTCCATGTCAGTGGCTTGTCCGCCTGCGCCGCCACTTGGCTGGTGAATCATGTGTCGTGCATTTGGCAGCATGCTTCTCTTGCCTTCTGCTCCTGCTTGTGCTAATAATGATCCCATAGAACATGCCTGACCCATTACAAATGTTGACACATCAGGTTTAATAAACTGCATGGTATCGTAAATACTCATGCCAGCAGTAACCACTCCACCCGGACTATTAATAAACAGCGAAATATCTTTTTTGGTATCTTCGCTCTCTAAGAACAATAACTGTGCCACGATTGAGTTGGCCATATGATCCTCGACCGGACCATTTAACATGATAATTCTTTCTTTCAGTAATCGACTATAGATGTCGTAGGCTCTTTCGCCTTTGCTGGTAGTTTCTACTACCATTGGAACTAATGCCATTGTTTTTCCTCTTTTATAAATTATTAACTTATTATAATGTATTTTTTGCTGTGTGTCAATATTAATTATAAACAAAAAATATCAATTACTGGATATGTGGCACAAAATAATGGTTGACCTTTATGATAATTGATGCTATATTATAAGAACAATAACGCATTGACCCATTGATTCGTCAAGCAGTCGTGCATAACTGATGCCCTAGTAATTCGTTACACAGGCACACAATTGGAGAAGTAAAATGGCAAACCCATTAAAGCAAAAACTTACACCCTATAATCGCCAGACAGAAATCAACAAGTACCTGGCAAAATTTAAAATTCCATTCGAAATGAAAGATGACGCAATTGATTTGCGTACCATGGCTGACAACTACCCTCGTGGCATTATTCCACTTAATGATATTGCAGAAGCAATTGATGTTGTACTTGGTCCTGACAAGAAGCCCGAAGTCCAAGACCCATACGATCCTAAAGAAGGTATTGTAAAGTTTGGTTGGATTGATTGGGAAGATATGTATTTGTGGCCTAGGTTCCAACGAGATGTTGCACCTAACCATTTATATAAGATTGAACAAGACTACGAACATACTGCGGTACTGTTGCCAACTGCTATACTAGTAGATGGTATGTACATGCTGTGGGACGGACACCATACATCACAAGAAATGTTTAGACAAAAGTATACTACATATCCTATGTGGTACATTGATACAAACATGATCACTGCTGAAACTGTAACCGAAGCAGGGTTTACTGACAAGGTAGAGTATGCTGTTTGGTTAGCAGGACAAAACATGATACGTATTAACAGTCGTAACAAACGTAAACTGCATGCTTATGATGAGTTTATGATCCTACTAGAAACAAAAGACAGTGCAACTGTGCAAATGAATAACGTTCTTACTGCTACAGGGTTTGCACCTAAACGTAATGCTAACACTCCGAATGCATTCAGTCAGATTAAAAGTGGACAAACTATATTTGAAATGACAGACGACTACGGAGTCAAAGGCAAATATTTCAAACGTGCATTGCAATTCCATAACACACATTGGACAAAGGCAGCGGCTGAATTAGAGATATGGAGGCCTATGGCATTGTTATACAAGATGGCTGAAGTTGAAGGCTTTACAATTGATGCTGCCTTTGATGATGAATTAGGCAAACTGTTTATCAAACTATGGGGTGATCCAGAGTCAGTACAAAAAGGACTGAAAGACAACTATGAAAATGCTCTGCACACCAAAGGCTTTACTAATCCAAGAGACCATGACCAATGGCGTGTGTATGATTCTATCGTAAACTTATATAATAGCACAGTTGGACGTATCACACTTCCAACAGCACAGTGTAGGTGGTAACATGAAATTCTTATACTTAATGAAAGACCCTATGGGTAGTGGTGATTGTAAAATTGGTATCACCGGCTTCGATCATGCTAAAACAAGACTAGGCGTGTATCAAAATAGTTATAGTGCGAACAGTCACATAGCAACGTTCAATCATTTATGGTATGGCAAGCCTAATCCAATTAGCAAGTTAGAAAGCGTACTAAAAGATACATTTGGATATGCAATAATGCTTGAAGGCAGAGGGTTTTCAGAATGGATTGCAGAACCAGAAGATGTAATTCTATCCAAAATAAAAGAAACTATAGAAGATTATCATTTTCATGTGTACGAGGCTGATACAAATATCAACATATACAGTATAGATTCTGTAATAAAAAGGTTGACAAACAGTGAATAATTTGTTATAATATACTTAATAATTAGGCAAACAGAAAGGCAAAAACTATGGCACTAGAAACTAGATCACTCGATAGAATCAATCGTCAATTCCGTGAAATGAATGCAGTTGCTCCCAATATGTACTGGCAGCACGGCACACTATGGATAGATACTAACGATAAGGCACATCTTACAATTATAAAAGATGCTATGTTAGAGGACGTTTTGGATACAAAATATACAGTAAAATTTAATTTGCTCAAGGCTACGGAAACAGAACCGTGGGACCAATGGGCAATGGATATTGTGGAGGCAGCATAATTATGAGAACACAACCGCAAGAAGTTATTGATAGCCTAGAAGCAGACAACAGTCGCCTAGCAAAAGAGCAAGTGATTGAAGATGCAATGAACGAAGGACTTGATGAGTTCTTTGAGGGTGTTGCAATGTGCTTGGACAAATTACACACGTTTGGTGTAAAACAAGTTCCAGAAAAGAATGTTGATGAAGGGCAAGGACTTGCTTGGCAACCATTTACGGAACTTGCAGATAGTTTATACAAGCGACAGTTAACAGGGCATGCTGCCAAGGATGCTATTGAACTAGCAATGGGTGTTGCTACACAACAACAATGGAATAAGTTTTATCGTAGAATATTGATTAAAGACTTGCGTTGTGGTGTTAGTGAAAAGACTGTTAACAAAGTTGCTAAGAAACTTAAACTAGACAAATATAAAGTTCCTGTGTTCGAATGCATGTTGGCACATGATAGTGCTAATCACGAAAAGAAGATTAAGGGTAAGAAACTGCTTGAGCCTAAACTGGATGGTGTGCGTTGTCTTACAGTTGTGGACTACGAAAGCAAGACTGTTACCCAATACACACGTAATGGTAAGGTGCTTGAAAACTTTAAACACATCACAGATGCATTACAAGGATAC